GGTGTGTAGGGTTCGGGGCGTGACTCCTCCCCGACACCATCTCTCGCGGAACATCCGGAGGCTGCGGGCGGCTGCTGGGCTCACCCAGTACGAACTCGCACAGGCCAGCGGCGTTACGCCGAGCACCATCGCCAGGATCGAATCCGACTCCGAGATCGGGACGACACTCACCACGGCGACCCGTCTCGCCGGAGCTCTCGGATGCACCGTCGACGACCTGATCGCAGAGGCGTCGTGACCGACATGGCGATCCTCAGCGTCTCCGAGACGCACCGCCTGGACGCGCTGGAAGGCGTGATCGAGCGCGGGAAGGCGGCGTTCGTCGAGGTCGGCGAGGCGCTCCTCGAGCCCGACCAGCTCCGACTCCTCAGCGTCAGCGAGCTCCGCACGAAGGCGGAGTACGAGATGCGGCAGGGACAGGCGCGCTACCTGAACGGGAAGGCGTGGGACCGCATCGTGAAGGTCGCCGAGGCGCGCGGCGCCAGCGACGACGACGCGATCGGCACCGTCCTGTCCGAGGACGAGGTCGCCGACCTCGTCGACCGTGGGTACATCGACGCGCAGGCCGCGTCGTGACCGCCTTGCGCGTGGTTCGGCCGGAGGCGGCCCGCCACGCCGAGATGCCAGCCGGGACCCGCCTCCCGGCGGACGCCGCCATCCTCGCAGACGCGCTGACCAGCGTCGCGGCGGCGTCCCCCTCGCCCACCGCCACTCCGTCGCAGGCGGTGGGCGAGGGTCGGCTCATCCCGCTGCTCGCGCTGCGCCGCGTCGTCGCCGAGATCAGCGCCGACGTCGCCGAGCTCGACGGCGCGATCGCGGCGGGCGGCGTCGACGACGCGCGCCTCGCGCTGTACCGCGGCCAGGTCGCCGCGTACGAGAACGTCCTCGTGCTGCTCCGCGACACGTGCGGAGTCTCGTCGTGAGGGTCGGGACGCGCGTGCAGTGCCCGCTCTGCCAGGGCCAGGGCCGCTTCGATGACGTCGAGTGCCCGACGTGTCGCACGACCGGGCTCGTGCCCGCGTCGCTGTACGACGCGCCCACGTCCGAGCCGCGGCCGGCTCGCGTGTCCTCGGCGCCAGCGCCGTCCCCCCGTTCGGAGCTCGGCGCCGAGGACACGACCTACCCGCCGGACGGCGACGTCCCCGCATGGGTCGTCTGGGCGTGCGTGTTCATCGCCGGGTGGGCCGCCGGGCCGACCCTCACCGCGCTCCTCGAGCGCATCGCATAGCCACCCACCCACGAGCCTCAGGAGGGCACCAGGGATGAGCACCAACCAGGTCGCGAGCGCGGCCGACATCCTGCGCGAGTCGAGCGGCGGACCGTTCCTCTCCGCCGAGGAGAAGGAGGCGCTGCACGTCAGCGCCACCGCGTTCTACGTTGTCGGCGTCGAGCCGGCCACCGAGGGGCGCTTCGGCGTCCAGACGCTCTTCTTCATCCGGTCGAAGGACGCGTTCGGGGACGCGCAGCGCACCCTCGCGTTCTCCCACAACGCGTTCCGCGAGCGCCTCGCCGAGAACATCCAGAAGGCGCTCCGCGCTGAGCGCGAGCAGCGCCGGCAGGAAGCCCAGCGCGCGCGGCTCTATGAGCAGAACATTTCTGCGATGGAGCAGCGCATCCAAGCGTGGCAGCAACAGACGCTAGCCCAGCAGCTTCAGACGCCGCCGCCGGACCCGTACGAAAGCCCCGAGCAAGCGCGCCAGCGGCTTGTTCAGCAGCAGAACATGCTCCAGCAGCTCCATGCGGCCGAGCAGCAGCGCCAGGCGCAGATCGCCCAGCAGGCGCATCAGGAGCAGCAATTCCAGTATGTCGCCCAATCGGTCGAAGACTACGAAGGCGAGTTCAAAGCGCAGAACCCCGATTACGATGACGCGACCGATTACCTGCTGGACACGCAGCGCGCGCTTCTGGCCGAGGCCGGCTATCCGCCGCACGTGGCTGAGCAGCAGGTTGCGGCGTGGTCCGTGAGCGTGGCGCAACAGGCGTTGCAGGCCAACAAGAACCCGGCCGAGTGGGCTTATGCGATGGCAAAGCGCATGGGCTATCAGCCGAAGGGAACGGGCGCGAAGGCCGCGGCAGAGACGCTGGCGGCGATGCAGGCGGGCCAAGCGAGTTCTAAGACGCTCTCGGGCGGCGGCGCAGCGGCCAAGAGCGGCACGAACCTGAAACAGATCGCGAGCCTTGAGGGCGCTGCCTTTGATAGCGCGATGGAAAAGTATCTGAGCGACGCTATCCGCGGCCGCTGAGCGCGCGGGCTTCGTTCGTATCGTCTGCCGGGACGTAAAACCGGCCTCGCCTGCTGAGGCGTTAAACCAGCCTTCGTGATGAGCGGCCACGTCAGAGCCGCGCCGGTGAATGTGACCAAGAGCGAGCGCCCGTGAAGGGGCTTGGCTAGCGCCGCACCGCGACTTCCCCAACACAATCAGGATTAAACCCAATGGCGACGAAAACGTACGCCGCGGGCGATTCCGAAGTCGTCAAGTTGTGGTCCAAGCGACTCGCGCGTGAAGCTCTCAAGCGCTGTGTCTTGGCTCCGTACTGGAAAGACTCGTCATCCGCTCTCGGCATGATCGAATCCGACACCCAAAAGGGCGCCGGCGATCGGGTCACTGTGACCCTCCGCATGCAGCTCACCGGCGACGGTGTGACTGAAAACCAAACCCAAGAGGGCAACGAAGAAGCGATCAGCACGTACACGGACAACGTGTCGCTGACTGAACTCTCACACGCGACCCGCTCGCAGGTGAAGATCACGCAGCAGCGCGTTCCGTTCAAGCTGGGCCGCGAAATGAACGATGCGCTCGCCGACTGGTGGGCGGGTCGCATGGATTATATCGGCTTTGCGCACTTGGCAGGCTACACCCCGGCCAACTCGCTCGGCACGGCCGGCGCTCAGTACAATGGCGGCAACACCATCGTTGCGCCGTCGTCTGGCCGTCAGCTTTGGACTGAGGCCGGCACATCTGCCGATGAAAACCTCGACTCCAGCGGCGATGAAATGACGCTGGCGATGATCGACAAGGCGGTTGAGCTTGCCCAAACGGGCGGTTCGACGGGCTTGACTCCGATCCGTCCGATCAGCGGCCTGCCGGGCGGCGCCGAGTACGTGTGCTTCGTTCACCCGACGCAAACCACGCAGCTTCGCACCAGCACGACGACCCTGAACTGGGCCGATCTGCAAAAGGCGATGTTGCAAGGCGGCGCGGGCGAGAACTCGATGTTCTTCAAGGGCGGCCTTGGCGTTTACAACAAAACGCTGCTGGTTGAATCGACGCGCGTTCCGAACGGCGTTCACTCTTTGACTGGCGCGGCAGTGACCACGGTTCGCCGTGCGATCTTCTGCGGCGCTCAATCGCTCGGCCTTTGCTTCGGCCAAGGCTACGGGCCGGAAGAGTGGAAGGTGAAGGAAGAGACGTTCGACTACGGGCGTCAGCTCGGCGTCAACGCGCTGAACATCTTCGGCATCAAGAAGCTTCGTTTCAACTCAAGCGACTTCGGGACGATCGTTATTTCGTCTTACGCCGCTGACGCTGCTTAAGGAGGGCTGAAAATGGCACAACCAGCACGGCTGCTCCATACGCAGCAAATCCACTATGGCCGCGTCGGTATCGTCTATGGCGACAACGGCGTGGTGAAGACGATCGTGAAGATTCCGGCGGGGTCGTTGATCCTCAAGGCTCTGAGCGGCGTTCACATCACGACCGTGTTCAACGCGGGTACGAACAACTATCTCGACATCGGCACAGGCGCCGATGACGATCTGTTCGGCACCGACTTGTCGCTGACCACGGCCACGTTCGTTCCGCTCGATGAGGCGGTCGGCACGTTCTACTGCACGTCTGAAACGACTGTGACGGCAACCCTCGGGTTGACCGGCACGGCGGCGACGACCGGCGCGGCGGAAGTGTTCATCGCCTACATCCCGGACAACGATCAGTGATGAACGCGCTCGCACCTGGCCGTCGTCGCGGCATCGTGGCGGCGCAGACGCAAGCGCAGAAAGAGGTGAAGGAGGCGGTGTCACAACCGCCTCCGAAGCCCAAGCGCATCAAAGGCAAGATGAGCCTTAAATGAGCACTTACGGAACGATGATCGACCGCATCG